GCGCTTGCGCCCCTGCCGGTCGAAGCGCTGCCTTCCCGCGGCTACCGCTTCAGCCACGCCAAAGGAGCGGCGGTAGTGACGCTCACCGACATCGCCGCCGGTGGCGTGGAGGATGTGCGTGCATCGGTGCAGGGTGCGGCGGTGACCATCGAGGCGGCGCTCTTCGCCCGATCCTTGCGCGATGGCGCTGGGGTGTGGGATCTGTTCCAGGCAGCGCACCTTGCGCTGCTCTCCTACAAGCCCGCGCCGGGCTGCACGCCGCTAAGGCTGCTATCAGCACGTCTTGCGGATGGCGAGGCCGATACCTGGGTGCTCGTGACGCGCTGGCAGACGCTGGCACCCATGGCACCCGATCTGGACTACGACGGCGGGCCGCTGTTGACCCGCGTGACTTTCGAGGAGATATGACATGGCGATGTACACCTACACCGGGCCGCTCACGAGCTTCACGCTCGCCGACGGGCGCGACGTGATCCTGACCACCGGCGGGCAGGTCGATTTGCCCGACTGCGACGTGGTGGAGACGCTCAAGGCGCTGGGGCGCTTGATCCCGGCTGATTCCGCGCCCGCGCCCGTCCAACCCAAGCCCAAGAAAGGAGAGTAATCATGCCCGTGAATTATTTGCATGGCGTAGAGACCATCGAGATCGATAAGGGTCCGCGCCCGATCAAGCAAGTCAAGACCGCCGTGGTGGGTCTGATCGGCACCGCGCCGACCGGCCCCATCAACACCCCGACCATCGTGCTATCTGAGAAGGACGCCGCGCAGTTCGGCTCCATCGTGAACCCCAACAGCGCCGGGCACTCCATCCCGCAGGCGCTGGATGCCATCTTCGATCACGGCGCTGGCACGGTGATCGTGGTCAACGTGTTCGATCCCGCCATTCACACGGTCACGGGTGAAACCGGTAAGACGCCGATTGCCGCATCGCACATCATTGGCACGGTCACCGCTTCCGGCGCGCGCACGGGCCTGAAGGCGCTGGACGATACCTATTCGCTCTTCGGCTTCAATGCCAAGATTTTGATCGCACCGGGTTACGCCACCCTCACCGCGGTGACCACCGAGCTCATTGCGATGGCCGACAAGCTGCGCGCGGTGGCGTTGATCGACGCTCCGTCGGGGATCACGGTGCAGCAGGCGATTCAAGGCCGAGGGCCTTCGGGCACGATCAACTTCAACACCAGCAGCGCTCGCGCGGTGCTGTGCTACCCGCACCTCAAGGTGTATGACCCGCGCACCAACAGCGAGCGGTTGGAGCCTTTCTCCTCCCGCCTGGCTGGCGTGATGTGCAAGACGGACATCGAGCAAGGCTATTGGTGGAGCCCGTCGAGCCACGAAATCAGCGGCATCGTCGGCGTTGAACGGCCCATCACCGCGCGGGTGAACGACACGCAGTGCGAGGCTAATGCGCTCAACGAGGCGGGCATCGTGACGGTGTTCAACAGCTTTGGCACCGGCTACCGCGTCTGGGGCAACCGGTCGGCGGCTTGGCCGTCCGTCTCGCACCCCAAGAACTTCATCAACATTCGCCGCACTGCCGACGTTTTACACGAGTCGGTTGAATATGAAATGCTGCAATACCTTGATAGGCCGATTAGTGACGCGCTGATCGACGACATCAAGGGCAGCGTCAATGGCTTCATCCGCACGCTGGTGGGGCGCGGGGCGCTGAGAGATGGAAGCTGCACCTACGACCCAGCGAAGAATCCGCCGACGGAACTGGCCGCCGGGCACCTGACCTTTGACATCACCTTCATGCCGCCGCCCCCGGTTGAGCGGATCAGCTTCGAATCCTTCATCGACATCAACCTGCTGCGCGGCCTGGGCGGCCAGCAATAAGGAGTGAGCCATGGCGAAGATCGAAATCCACCGCATTACCAACGCCAACGTCTATCTGGACGGGCAGAGCTTGCTGGGCCGAGCCGAAGAGGTGCAGTTGCCGAGCGTCAAGGCCAAGATGGTCGAGCACAAGGCGCTCGGCATGGTCGGGACGATCGAAGCCTTCGCGGGCTTCGAGAAGCTCGAAGGCAAGATCAAGTGGGCAAGCTTCTATGCCGATGTGCTCAAGAAAGTCGCCAACCCCTTCAAGGCGGTGCAGCTTCAGGTGCGCGGCTCGATGCCCATCCTGATTGGCGGCTCGGTCAACCGCGAAGCGCCCATCGTCGCGATCCTCTCGGTGGTATTCAAAAGCCTGCCGGGCGGCAGCTACAAGCAGCACGAGAACGTGGAGTTGGAAACCGAATTCACCGCCTACTACATGAAGCTCACCGTCGACGGTCAGGATGTGACCGAAATCGACGTGCTGGAAAACATCTACAAGGCCGGTGGCGTCTCGCTGCTTGATCAATACAACGCCAACATCGGTGGCTAAGCATGGCAACTGACAAGCTCAAGCTCACCTACCCGGTCAAGCTCGCCGATGGGCGCACGGTGGCGGAACTCACGCTGCGCCGACCGAAGGTGCGCGACCTCAAGCACGCCGCTCGCTATTCGGACAAGACCGAAGAGCAGGAAACGGCGCTCTTGGCCGCGCTGTGCGGCCTTACGCCAGAGGACATGGACGAGCTCGACCTGGCCGATTACCGCAAGCTGCAGGATGCCTTTCGGGCCATGCTGGATACCGATTGACGATTTGTGGCGGGCCGCCGGGCTGCTGGCCCGGTGGTTTCGCTTTCAGCCGTCGGAGATCGACGCGCTGGAGATCGACGACCTGCGCCGCTGGCTTGATGTGGCGCGCGAGCAGATAAAGGGCGAGTAGTGGAGCTGTCGATTGGCATCAAGCTGGGCGTGATCGGCGCGGGCGCGGTGGGCGCAGCGCTTGGCTCGGTGCGCGGCTCGCTTGACGGCCTGGGGCGCGTGATGGCTGACCTCAAGCGCCGCCAGGACGACCTAGGCAGCGCGATCACCCGGCACATGGGCACGCTCGCGCCCAAGACGCTGGCCGCCATCAATCGGGACTACGAGCGGCTGGGGCAGACCATCGATGCCGTGCGCAAGCGGCAAGAGGCGCTGACCGCTGCCATTGCGCGCCGCCAGTCGCTGGCCGATGAACGCCAGCGCCTTGGGGGCGAAATCGTGGGCACGTATGCCACAGCCGCCGCCGTGGGCGCGCCCGCGCTGGCTGCCGTGCGTGAGGCCGCGGGCTTTGGCGATGCGGTCAAAGACATCGCCATCATTGGCGAGCTCTCCAAAGAGCAGGAGCAGGTGCTTGGCAACAGCCTGCGTGCCATTGCGCGCGAGACCAACCAGACCGCACGCGACATGGCCGCCGGGGTCTCGATGCTGATTGCTAACGGCATGGAGGCGCAAAAGGCCGCCGAACAGGCCAAGCTGCTGGGCAAATTCACGACTGCCACGCGCGCAAGCATGGACGACGCCGCGCGCATGATGGTGAGCTTTGACCTCCTGGGCGTGTCGGCCAAGGACATGGAGCTCGCCTTCGCGCAGGCGGCCAAGGCGGGCAAGCTTGGCAGCTTCGAAGTGCGCAACATGGCCAAGTGGTTCCCGGAGCTTGGCGGCTTGATCAAGGCGCTCGGTGTCACCGGCAACGAGGCGGTGGTCAACATGGCCAGCCGCCTGCAAATCGCCATGCGCACCGCGGGCAGCACGGACGAGGCGGCGAACAATTTCCGCAACTTCCTCACCAAGCTCACCAGCCCGGACACCCAGAAGGACTTCGAAAAGCTAGGTATCGACCTGCAAGGCTCGATGCTGCGCGCCGCGCGCCAGGGGCTCGACCCCATAGAGGCGGGCGTTGGCGTCATCATGGACAAAATCGCGCAGCGCAGCCCGAAGGTGGCCGCCGAACTCAACGCCTTGTCGGAGGAGATCGCCAAGATCAAAGACCCGGCGCAGCGCGCGGCAGAACTCGAGCGCCGCCGCCAGATGATTGAATCGCTCGGCCAGCGCGCGGGCCTGGGACAGATGTTCCAGGACATGCAGGCCATGAGCTACCTGCTGGCCGAAATCCAGAATCGCGCCGACCTCAAGAAAATCCAGGCCGAGACCGCCACCGGCAAGGGCGCATCCGGCCAAAGCGCGCTGGATGAAGACTTCGCCAAGCGCATGGAGTCGCCCATCGAGCAGTTCAAGCGCTTCAAGATCGAGCTGCAAGACCTCGCCATGACGGTGGGCGATGCGCTGCTGCCACCGCTCTTGGAGATCGTGCGTGCGGTGCAGCCTGCGGTGTCGGCCTTCGCCGCCTGGGCCAAGGAGCACCCGGCGCTGATCAAGGGACTGATCGGAGCGGCGCTGGGCATGGCCGCGCTCAAGGCCGCTGTACTCTCGGGCGCGTGGGCGCTCAACTTCTTTGTCAAGTCGCCACTGGCTCTTGCGTCGGTAGCCTGGCAAACGCTGGCCGCACGCGTGCTGATCGGGCGCGCGGCGCTGCTTGCGGGCGCTGGGCCGCTCAAGGCGATCGGGATGGCCGCCGGGCTGTCCTCCGGGGCGCTGGCGCGGCTCGGTCACCGCCGTCATGGCGGGGCAGCGGCGCAAGGTCGATGTCGTCGAGGTGGCGGGGCCGGAGGGCGGCGGCGGCTTCGCGCTCGATGTGTCCGAACTGGACGCGACACGCAAGGCACTGGAACGGCAGATGGAGGCGCATGTCCGCACGCTCGACGAATTGCCGAGCGCGGTGGCGATCTTCGATCACACGCAGCGGCTGACCTATTCGAACCGCGCCTTCGCCGAATTGTTCGGGCTCGACGCCGCCTTCCTCGCCGCCGGGCCGACCAATGGCGAATGGCTCGACCGTCTGCGCGCGACCGGCCGGCTGCCGGAGGCGGCGGATTACCGGGAATGGAAGGCCTCGCTCCTCGCCCATTACGCCCAGACCGAGACCAGCGAATATGGCTGGCGCCTCGCCAATGGCCGGGCGCTGCGCGTGATCGTC